TCCGTATGGACAGCCTGCGTATCCCCATGACGACGGCGATAGACGGTCGCCTTCCTGGTCTGCTCCTCGACCCGTCGTGCCGGATGCTCCGCTCCGGCCTGGCCGCCCAGTACAAATTCCCCCGCCAGCGTCAGGACACCCGCGACGTCTACGGCGACCGCCCCGTGAAGAATGAATGGTCGCACCCATGCGAGGCGGCGCAGTACGGCGTCCTCGGCGTGCGCGGCCGCGCCGGCATCATCAACAGCGCCGCCCAAGCCGGCCGCCCCGGTAACGTCATCCCGATCGACACGGGCCGGCGCCAGGCGACCGACTTCAACGTCTGGAACGTGTGATTTTCAAGGTGGATAGAAAAATGCATACAATGATCGAATGGAGATCGGAGGAAGATGCTCTTCCAAAAATCGGCCAGTCCGTATTGCTGGCGTCGCCGAGGCAATTAGGCGAATACTGGGATTTGTCGTCGTCTATGATCCTCGTAAAGCACGAGGGCGTTGTCCCGCGACCTATCCGTAAGGGTAGTGCGTGGCCAACCGACTTTTGGTGGGGCGACGGCAGAGATCCAAAGAATATCCGCTTGATAACCGGAAACGCTTGGTGGGCCTCATGGACTGATATCTCGCTACCCCCAGGAGCGGTACATAAGTCTATCCGCGGATACGACGTGATAGAGCAGATCGGTACGATCTTCATCCCGCAGAACCGCTGATGCTCCGCGTCTCGACGCCGGCGCCGATCATGGAGACCCTCGAGCTCGTGCGCGAGACGCGCGCGGGGCTGAAACCCTGGCAGCGCCGCGGCCTGGTGCTCCAAGTGCTCGGATCGCTCAGCGTCGCGTTCAGAATCGAGCACCGCCTCGTCGCCGCGGCCGGGTTCTTCCCCATAGAGCCGGAGGCGCCGGGCGAGGAGGCGGCCGAAATCTGGTTCCTCTGCCGGCCGGAGCTTGCGGGGCACCTGCGCACCTTCGTGCGGCTCGCCCGCTTAACCTGCGCGCGGGCCGCGCAGGATGGCACCGTGCGGTTGCGGGCCTTCGTCCGGCAGGGGCACGCGCCGGGCGCTCGCCTGGCCGTGCTCTGCGGCTTGGAGCTCCGGGACAGCCGCGCCGGGTTCGACCTGTGGGAATGGCGAGGCGATGGGTGGGTTCGTCAAGAAACTGTTCGGCGGCAAGACGGCCTCGGAGCGGAACGCGCTACGGGCCGCGGGCCAGCAGGCGCAGGATAACCAGCGCATCCAGCAGATCACTCAGGCGCAGCAAATCCAGGCGCAGGGCCAGCAGGCCGCAGCCGCCGATAAGGGCCTGGCCGGCGCCCGCAAGGCCAACCGCGGCCGGCGCCTGCTGATGGACACCGGCAGCGACGGCAAGGCGACGCTCGGCTGATGGCCCGCAAGCCCAAGAAAGAGCGCGCCGAGCGCGCGAGCGCCCGCCGCCGCGAGCCGACCGCCGAGCCGGCCGCCCCCGGCTTCTCGCTGCAGACGCACCGCACCCGGGTCGGCCGCGCGTGGACCAACCGGAGCATCTGGACCGGGCTCTACGAGGACGCCTACGAGTTCGCGATCCCCTACCGGCGCCCGGCGACGCGCACGGGCCAGGCCAGCGGCCGCGTCGACCGCATCTTCGACAACACGGCGATCGTGAGCACCTTCCGGTTCGCCGGCCAGTTGCAGAACGACCTGTTCCCACCGGGACAGCCCTTCTTCAAGCTGGCGCCCGGCCCCTTCGCGGAGATCACGCTCAAGGACGTCGACAAGGTGGAGCTCGCTCGCGAGCTCGAGGCGGTGAGCCGCACGGTGCAAGCGTTCTTCCTCTCCTCGGAGTGGGACAACGCGGTGCACGAAACCTGCGTGGACCTCGCCGCGGGCACGGGATGCATCCTGCTCGTCGAGGGCGACAAGGATCGCCCGGTGCGGTTCGTCAACGTGCCGCAGGATGAGGTCGCGATCGAGGCCGGTCCCTACAACGACCTGGCGCTGATCTCATGGAAGACGCGCCTCTCCCGCCGTCAGATCAGGGGCGCCTTCCCCAAGGGCGAGTACGACGAGCAGTTCGTCGAGGCCGAGCGCACCCAGCCCGACGAGGAGGTTGAAATCCACCAGGATTTCATCCGCGAGGGCAAGCGCTGGCGCTTCGTGGCGCATGTCGCCACCAGCGCCCGGCCGATCGTCGACACGCACATGCGCTCGCAGCCCATGGCGGTGCCGCGCTACTTCCGCGTGCCCGGCGAGGCGTACGGCCGCGGCCCCGTCCTGCTGGCGCTCCCGACGATCCGCACCCTCAACAAGGCCATGGAGCTCACGCTCAAGAGCGCGGCGATCCAGATGCTCGGCATCTGGGGCTACCGGCCGGGCGGGGCCTTCAACCCCGACACCGCCCGGATCGCTCCGGGTGCGTTCTGGGCGATGGGCGCCACCGGCGGCGTCCTCGGCGCCGACGTCACCCGCATGGACGTCTCGGCCGGCAAGATCGACGTCGGGCACCTGATGTCGGGCGAGCTCCGGACCCAGGTGCAAGCCGCGCTGCACGACACGCAGCTCGCCCCTGAGAGCGGCACGCCCAAGAGCGCTACCGAGATCATGGCGCGGATGAAACGCATCTCCGAGAACTACATGGGGGCGTTCGGGCGCCTGGTGCATGAGATCGTGCCCGTCGTCGTCCGCCGCGCGATCGAGATCGCCTACGACCTCCACCTGCTCGAGACGGAAACGCCCATCGACGATCTGCTCGTGCGGGTCGACGTGCTCTCGCCGATCGCCTCGGCGCTCCGCGCGCAGGCCCTCTCGACCATCGTCGAGTTCATCCAGCTCGTCGGCACGATCCGCGGCCCGCAGGCCGTCGAGCTGACCGTGAAGGTCGACGAGGCGCTGAAGGAAATCGGCCTCGGCATGGGCGTGCCCGCGCAATTCCTGCTCACCGCCGAGGAACGCGCGGCGCTCGAGGCGAAGATGCAGCAGGCGGCGGCCGCGATCGCGGCCGCGCAGGCCGGCCAGGCAGGGGAGGGCGCCGAGGCGGCGCCGGCAGCAGCGTGACGCAACCCGCGATCCCCCCGAGCTACGGCCCCCGCCAGGCGCAGCCCCTCGACCTCATCCTCGAGCAGCACGGGGCGGCCGACTGGGCCTGGTTCGACGGCCCCGATCCGAAGGACAAGCGCGGATCGTGGGAGGAACGGCTCGAGGAGCGCGCCGCCGGCGCCGCGGCCGCAGCCGCAGCCGTGATGGCGACCCCGGAGGGGCGCGAGCTCGTCGAATACCTGGCGGACATCACGGTCAGGCGCCCCCTGTTCGTGCTCGGGATGCCCGATCCGCTGCTCTACGCGGCAACCCGCGAAGGCCAGAACGGCCTGTTCTTCACCCTGCTCAAGCTCATCGCCATGGGCCGGCAGGAGCAAAGCCACGTCAGAGAGGGAACCTGACATGAACTTCGGCCGACGCCTCGATTTCCACCCCATGCGCGCGCCCGAGGACGGCGCGGGCGCCGCTGCACCGGCCGGATCGCCCGATCCCGGCGGCGCTGGCGGGCAGGCCACCGGCGGGGAGGGTAGTCCCTCACCCTACCGGCCGGAGGGCCTGCCCGACCACCTGTACGGCGCCAGCGATCGCGAGACGCTCGACAAGGTGTTCGGGGCCTACAAGCCCGCCCGCGAGGCGATCGCGCGGATGGGCGAGCTCGGCGAGCTGCCGAAGGACGCCGGCGGCTACAAGTTCGAGCCCTCGGACAAGCTCAAGCCCTACCTCGGCGACCTCGAGGCCGATCCGGTGTTCAAGCTGGCGCGCGAGGCCGCCCTCAAGAGCGGCATCCGCGAGAAGCAATTCGGCCCGTTCATCGGGGCCGTCATGGAAGCGATGATCGACGGCGAAATGGTGCAGCCGCCCGTCGACCTGGCGGCCGAGAAGGCGGCGCTCGTGCCGGACGAGGCCAAGGCGCTCGACGAGAACGCTCGCAACGCCGCCGTCGACCGGCGGGTGCGCGACAACCACGCCATGCTCGAGGCGTGGAAGGCGCGCGGCCTCTCGGCGGACAGCGCCGAGGCGCTTGGCCTGACCCTCGACACCGCTGCCGGCAACCGCGCGATCGAGTGGTTCGCCGCGCAGATGAAGACGCCGCAGCCCTCGCCGGGCGGCGCGCCGGCCGGAAGCTTCAACAAGGCCGACGTCGAGGCGCGGTCCCGCGATCCGCGGGGGATCGTCGGCAATGCGAAGTACGACCCGACCTTCGCGGCCGAGACCGACCGCATGTGGCAGACGCTCTACCCGAACTGAGGCGCGGGATCATGGCATACCGGCACCGCTCCGTCGTCCGCACCGGCCAGGCGCCCGTTCCCGGCGGCGGCGTGGTGTCGGCCTACCTGTACCCGACCAACGACGCGGCCGCCGTCGTCGAGGCGCCGAACTACTTCAACGACCCGCGCTTCCGCGTCGGCGACATGATCGAGGCGGTGGTCGACCGGCTCAACACGCCCAAGGTCAAGCACTACCTCATCTCGAGCGTCGCCGCCGGCGCCATCGCCGTGTCGCTCCTCGCGGGATGGGCGCTCGAGCAGGCGGCCTTCGACATCGACTTCGCCAACGACCGGGCCGTGAGCAACGGGGCGCTCCTCGCGTCGTCCGGCGACGGGCTGACCTTCACCCGCAACAGCGTCAAGCTGATGGACGACTTGTCGGGCACCTACGGCTCGGTGGGCGTCAACGTCCGCGGCCGGACGAACAAGGGCGCGCTGTACGAGCCGGCGAGCACCAACGTCCTGACCAACAGCGGCATGGCGGGCGCCGCGGCCGGCTCGCCGGGCACGATGCCCAATGCTTGGATCCCCGCGAACACGCTCGCGACGGCCTTCTCGGCCTCGGGCATCACCTTCAACGTCGTTTCGGTGTTTCAGGAGCGGGGGCTCGACTTCATCCGCATCCGCCTAACGACGGGCGCGGGCACGACCACAGGGGCGGCCTCGCAGTTCATCCTGCACGAGAACGCAGCCTCGGCCGCGGCGCAGAACCAATCTTGGACCGGCAGCGCCTTCCTGCGCGTGGCGGGCGGGTCTACCGCCGGCTTCTCCGTCGTCGGGCTCCGCTCGCGCAGTCTGGCGACAACGGGCGCACAGACGAGCAGCGTTCAGAACGACTATAAGTCAATACTGAACGGCAACATTCAACGTTTGTCGATTTATAACACTGTCCCCGCCGACGCGGCGCTTGTAACCGACCGTCTGCAGCAGGGCATTCAGCTCAACTGGCCGAGCGGCGTTGCCATCGAACTGACACTCGACATCGGAACGCCGCAGCTCGAGCGCGACCGACTTTCGAGCCCGATCCGCACGACGACGGGAGGTCTACCTCGCAGCGCAGATAGCGACACCGCTACTCTGTCGTCCGCTCTCACGTCGGCAACGTTCTGCGGCGTGTTCCGACCGCTCGACCTGCTCGAGGGCGGCACGCTGGTGCGCCTCGGCACGTCGAGCGATTGCCTGATCCTGCGCATCCATTCGACCGACCGGACGCGCCTGCAGGCGTACTCCATTGTGGGTGGCGTGGCGCAAGGCAGCGCCGCAACTGCGGTCGGCAGTCTCGCGTCCGACACCCGGTACGCCTTCGCCGTCTCCTACGCTCCCGGCCGGATTGCCCTCAGCCTCAACGGCGGGGCCGTCGTCGCCGCGACGCCGGCCGCCATGCCCGCCGGTATGTCGGCCCTGGCGGTGGGCGGCGGCGCCTTCCCGGTCAACGGCTACATCGAGCGCCTGGCCTGCCAGCCCTTCGCCGTGTCGGACGC